TCTCGCCGGCACGAAGGGCTTCACCCTTGTCGGCAACCAGTTCCAGCACAGTCTGGCGGAACTCAGCCTTGGCCTTGTCAGCCTTGGTCTCGGTGGTCTTGGCGCGCAGAGCGGCCTTCTCCAGACGAGCAATTTCCTTGTCGATCACGTCGATAGCCGCACGGGCTTCATCGGTGTCGATGGTGTCGAGGGCATCCATAGCCAGAGCAAACGCGGTCTTCTTCGTCATCTTCGTCATGACAATCACTCTCTTTCTGCCACTTTGGGCAAGTCGTTTATTTTGAGGAGGGACTCATTTCCCTTCCTTCATCTTACATATACATTATATAATATTTTTTTTAAGTTTTCAAGTCACTTGGTATTTCGTCAGGTCCCATCCTTCATTGAGCGCCATCTCTACGATGTGTTCTGGTGAAGAACTTTCGATGATCCCGAGCATTACCATTCGGAATGACAGATCAGATGCTCCGAACCAATCTATTAGGTCTTGCCGGATCCGGTCGGTGTCTACTGTGATCGTTCTTTCTTCCACGCTTTCTTTCCCCCTTTCACTATATATATCATATCAAAATTTTTTATGATTTTCAAGTGACTATGGGGTTCGGTCAGTTCATGCGAAACTCTTTTTCCCAAATATCCAGGATCTCAGTCTTGCCATCTTCCCATGCAGAAAGCATCTCTTCCGCGAACATAGAATACCAATGATCCGAATAGATCCAGGGACAATCACGGTTTAACTCGGATCCCTTATTCATGATGCGGTACCAGCGCTTACTGAACTCTTGATCTTTCATTTCTGTTCCCCCTTTCACTATAAATATAATATCAAAATTTTTTAAAAAAATCAACGAGCCCCATAGTAGTTCTGGGGCTCGTGATTATTCAATTCCCGCATTTTCCATGCGAAGCTTGCTGATTTCTTCGCGCAGGCGAGTGATTTCCGCATGTGCTGCCTTCAACTCTTGCTGATCCTGCTCGTGCATAGCCTTGTAGGAATCCAGAGTTATATGCAGTTCACGATTGGTCTGGACCGCCAGCTTATAAGCGTTCTTGTAGTTGAAAGCAGTCATCGGGGATCACTCCATTTCTTCATCAAATTCGTCTGCCAGATCCTGTTGCATTTGTAAAATTCGACTCAAAACCATCTTGGTATATTCAGACGGTTCAAGACGGATTCCTCTTTCGTGGAGAACGCAGTAGTAATCGTGGATATCGTCGATCATGTCTTCAAGTTTCATTTCGATCATGTGTTTATTATCCTGGGTCATTTCTATCCCTCCTTCACTATAAATATAATATCAAATTTTTATTAAGAAATCAAAAAATCGCCAAAAAGTCTCCCAAAAATGTCTTCAAAACCGTCAGAGGGAAAAATCGTTTCGTTACGGATCCGTGAGGTTGATTTTTAGAAAAATTTTTGGTATTATGTATACAGAAGATGAGTGATATAGCTTATCTGTACAGATAATTGAGAAAAAGGAGAACAAATATGACGAACAAGATTATTTACACACGCCGCATTGCGATGAAGCTGATCGAGATGGGTAATATTCCGAGTGGCACAACCCCAAATCCAAGCAAGCCTGAGTTTCTATGTTGGATTTTCCCTGTCAGCAATAAGTTTGAGAAGGATCTTCAGACGATCCTGGATGAACGGAAGACGGTGGCGCCTAAGGCCGAGGAGTAATCCGACCTTAAAGTCATTCTGGGTGTGCATTCGCGCACCCTTATTTTTGTAGGTAAAAATTTGAGGAAAAAAATCTACCATACTTAGGTAAAATATCTACTATACTTAGGAAAAAAATCTACCATACTTAATTGGGTAAAAAATCTACCATACTTGGGAAATTTATCTACGTTACTTGGGTAAAAATTGAAAGAATTACTTAACTAAATTTCAAATTAGAAAGAAGGGTGGTGAGTTCTTGATTTAGAAAAGATTTCCTGCGGATACAGATTTGACAAAGGACATTACATTTCTCAAAGATCCACATATTGATGCTGAGTTGTATGCGTATTTACAATCAATGTCTTATCCAGATGAGGGGGTAACCATTGTGTTGAAGAGTGATTTACCATCATAGGCAGCAATTTCTGAAAAAATCGGTGTAAAATCTACAAAAACATTCAGATCACATCTTCAATATTTGTTGGAAACTGGGTATGTAGAAGATCATGGGGATCATTATGTGTTGCCGAATATTGAAGATATCTATCTTTTGTTGCCATTAGAGACGATACAATTTATCACGGATACAATTAAGGAATCCGTGATCAAAGTGTATATTTATCTCGGGTAGCGTTGGGGTTATAAGAAAGGTTATGTATTTACGCAAGAAGAGATCGCGCAGCATTTGGGCATGAAATTGGCTGGAAATCCGCGGGCGCGGCAAATGATACACAATGCTCTTGATATACTTCAAGATGTAGAATTGATCTCATTCGAGAACTTTTTCGATGGCAAATCGCCACGGTATCGCCTCACGGGATGGTCTGTGCATTACAAAAAGTCAGTTGGGTAAAAAATCTACCATACTATGGGCAAAAAGTCTACCAAGCTTTGGGAAAAAAATCTACCAATATCTAAATAATACTAAATAAGAACTAAATAAGGTCGGGGTAATATCTCCCTTCGGTCGATATTACCCCTTACGATCAAGGAATCTTTCGAAAAATGAATTCAAAATGGAATAATGAAATTAAAAATCGAAATGAAAATTGACAATGAATTAAAAAAATGATATAATGAATATAGTAAAAAAGATCTTATTATAGACCAAATAAGATCAAGAAGGAAGAAACGATTACAAGACTGGAGAAAGAATTATGGTGCCAAAAGGATATATTGCAAAATACAGAGGGCATAATGTTAAAGAACTTGATGTTAATGATTACTTTGTAAAGAAAGATAAATATGATGAAGATGAGGAATTAGTTTATCTTTTAACGAGTAAAGTTGATCTGCAAAGAGTATTGGTATTAAGAGGAAGACCTATCGGACATTTGGATGAAGCTGACCAACTTCATTATGCAAAATCTGTAGCGTTAGATGATTATTATCCATTACAAATGAAGATTTATCGTGAAGCTAAAATGCAACAAAGGTTGAAAGAAGATAATGCAACACAATGGATCCTTAAAGAGATGGAGAGGATAAGCCCTAAGGATTATAAAGGTACATATTATACATGCGCAGAGATGCAATTTGATAAGCCAGGTCGTATAATCAGAGTGATCTTGCCAGTTGATGAATATGAAGTTGGTAATATGGGTTATGAGATTATGCCTGTCGCGCAGCTTGCTAAGTATTGTCCTTGGGATATGATGCGCACATTAGTTACAATTCATTCTAAGCATACAAATATAGACTATGAGAATTTACATGACTTGGTATTGGAGGACGCTGAAGTGCACAAGCATTTGTCCGCTCTTGAAGGAGGCAAATAATTGTGATGTGGCATATTATTATTTTTATAATTCTGTTCGTGACATTAATGTTGTAGGAATGGAAAATCCAGAAAATGAATAAGCGGATTTATAGTTAGCAAGAATTGATTGATCTTATTCATTAGGTTGCTCTTGATTATTTATATAATGAATTACGCGATGGTAGCTTAAAACTGGAAGATATCGAGAAAAATTGAAGCTGAGCGAGTTGGTGGGGTGCCGATCGGTGCTAGACAACCCATATGATTTTCTCCGTCACCGTTATCGTCATTTAACACTTTCTTGGATACAGTATACAGTATTTTGTATACAATCGGAAAGTAAAAAGGGATCAGACTTTTGTCTGGTCCCTTATTTTTTTTACCGTAGTCCGAAGTGCTTCAAGAAGTCATCAAGAACTTCATCTGGGGATTCTGGTTTAGGCTCAGGTTTCTTGTTACAATCCTTTGCAGCCTGGAATGAGAGCACCCATTTGTTGAGATCGTTCACTACATCATTAATGGCCTTATTCAGATCCTTGTTGATGTAGTCATCTACAGCATTCTTCTCGCACTTATCGAACATATCACCGATCTCTTTTGCGGTAAATGCCGCACCCTTGTAGCCCTTTGCCGCGAGCCAGGTATTCATAACGAACGCGCAATCATCATCAGTTGTCTCACTATTGAGTAGACGGGTAGCCAGATCCGCAACCTTCGCGCCGCGGGCCGCCATTTCCTTTTCTTTTGCTGCTTCAGCATCCTTCTTAGCCTGAGTTACATCCTCTTGAGCGCGCTTCAAAAGGTTCTCGAGGTCGTCCAAAGATCCGGATCCCTTAGACAACGCCTTCTGTAGGGCGTCAATAATAGTACTTTGATCCATACGTATGTCTCCTATTGCTATATTTTTCCAGGATAATCCCTTATCCTATATATATAATATCAAAAATTTTTATAAAATGCAAGTCAAAATGGCCGTAAAGCGGCCTGGATACAGTATTTTGTATACAAAATACAATTTCCGATCGGTAAAATAGCTTCCCCCGAGTATATTTTATCATATTTTTTATTAAAAATCAACAAAAAGCATGAGAAACTGATCATTTTTATTATTTTTTCAGCCAAATTGCTCTCAAAAGCTGCCGAAATGCCGAAAAAATGCTTTAAATGGCTTTTGCGCACGGCCGAGGGCCGATCGGGATACTGTATACAGTGTACTGGATCCACTTTCGGGATAATTTGGCGCCATATGAGAGCTTGCGCCTTGCTTTCGAACATATGCTGGGCCATATGATCGCGTGAAATCGGGCCGAGACGCCCGCGTCCGGCCCGTCGACATTTCGGGATTATTACACGAGTGTTACAAAAGTGTTAAATTGAAAAATTGTATTCTGGATCCTGTATACAGCGCGAAAACCGGCCGGTGCGACCAGCAGCGGCCGGCTCAGAAAAAATACCAGATTGGACATTGTCCAATCTGGTCAATGGCTTACTTCGCCTTGGGCGGGCGGTGAGCGGTGAGAGTTACGGAATAGTGAGTGCCACGGTACAGGAAGTCAATCTGCCGTTCCACGTTCACCACTTCAACCCCTTCCGGCTTTTCGCCTTCCGGTCCGTAAACCCGCATGAGGTTCTGTGCAATGGTCGAGATGATTTCCCGCTTGTCCTCGTTCGGTTTCCGTTCCCGCTTGACTTCCTTGCCGTAGGCGTTGACCGCCCTCGCTCCCTTGCGGAAGCCCTGGGAAGTCTTTTCCTGTTCGGCGGTCAGGTCGTACTCGGTTTTCTCGCCGTGGTCAACCTGATTATCGTACCACTCGCAATCAGCCTGTTCCCGCAAGGCTTCATAGTTGAGCTTTTCGTCCGGGTGTTCCTGCTCGTACTTGTCGAGCCACGCTTCGATGAACTGTTCCTTAGTCTGCTTAGCCATGCTTAGCACCTACCTTTCTGTAATTATTTTATCAAAAATAATTTAATTTGTCAAGCGGGGATTCCTTCAGCCAGATAATTTTTTACTATCTGGTTGAAGGTGCGGGTCGGAATATCAACCCCAAAAAACCGATCGTTTTTGTGGAAAGCGTCCGGAAACTTATGGATGAAAGCGGCTCGTGTTGCGCTTTCTGCTCCCTCGCAAGGGATCGCCCCGCAGTCGATCACGGAACAGATTTCCGTTGAAGCAACAGGGATTCCGTGTTTCTGGTAGTACTTGATTTCTTCGTTCAACCGCTGTTCCGGAAGGCGGGTAGTTGTGCCGACTTTGGAACAGATCAGCTTGCCATCTGAATCATAGAACTTGAACAGGTAAACCAACTGTTTCCCGCCCCGCAGAACTGCCTTGACCTTTTTGGTCACGTGGTAGAAAAACTGCTTTGCCTTGTCGAACAGATCCGCAAATTTGCGGATGTAGGTCTTGATCGTGCTAACCGCGTAATCAACCCACTTGTGGATTTCTTCCGGTTCAAAACCATGTCCCGCCAGATAAACCACCTGAAGCCGTTTTGTGTCCGTGTCCTCAAACCTCTGGAAAACATCAACCTTTGCCATTTTGCATAACCTCCTCAAATTTCATCAAAAGTGAACCAGTAAACCAACAACATTATTATAGCACCAATAGCCATAACTGTCAATCCTAAACCGAGGAAAAAGATCGCCCAGATCAGACCGAGCCAACAGAGCGCACCGCCCACGTAACCGAGGAACCGCATTCCCCTCACCTCCTGCGGATAGTATAGCACAAACGGGATCAGCTGTCAACACTTTTTTTCTGACTTTTTTGGCGCAAAAATTGCTGATCCCTAACGCAAGGGAAAAACTGGTCGTTTGCGCTCGCAAACGACCAGCCCAGGGCTTTGCAACCCTGGGCTTTGGTCGCCCCGTGGGGCAAGGTGTCAGGCAAGCCGGAACTTGCTGACCCGCTTGTCGGTGACCTTCACCACCTCAGCGCCCATGCCACGCACCACGGCGCTGACCTTCTGATTGGACAGAGGGGCGAGCACCTCGGAGCGAGCCATCAGCTCAGTGATGGTCAGGGCATCCGGAGCGTTCCGGAGCACCTCGCGCACCTCATCAGCGAGCGAGAGGTTCGCCAGCTGGGTCTTGGTGGGCTTGCGCTCGGCGGAGTTCCGCTTGACCTGCTGGTCACGCAGGGCGGTCAGCTTCTCCACCACGGCGGTCATGCTCTCATCAGCAGACAGGGCAGAGATGGCGGTGTTCAGGGCGACGACGTAAGTGAGCTTATCCATAAGCATTACCTCTTTCTCCGTTTTTAGGAGTTCGGCTCTCCTTGATTACGGACTCATTATAGCACCGATTCAGCGTCCTGTCAAGGGGTTTTTCAAAATTTCCTTTGGAAATTTTCCACCTGACTGGCCGTCCTTACCTCGGTCCCAGAGGGGAGAGCCCTTCCCTTCCGGCAAGGATATTATCTCATAAATATATTACAAAAACAAGCACATTTATGTTAAGATTCTGTTAAATCGGGATCCACGATCGTCATACTTTTGTAACATTTTCGCTTGCGAAAATTGCTGGCCTCTCGCTGATCCGGAAAACTGCTCGTTGCGCCCGGCAACGAGCAGCCCAAAAGGAAAGCCCCGAAGGGATTATCCCTTCGGGGTGCGGTGCCGGGTGAGGGTGATGGAGTAGGAGCCGAACCGGATTTCCCGTTCCGGGTTGACCACCTCGGGGGAGAGGTCGGCCAGGGCTTCGGCCAACCGGGCGATCAGCTCGCGCTTTTCAGCGTCCGGCTTGCGCTCACGCTTGACCGCTTTCCCGTAGGCGTTGACCGCCCGGGCGCCCTTCCGCATCTCCTTGGAAACCTCCTCGGCGGTTTCGTCCAGATCGAAGGGGGTGGGGTTGCCCTTCTCAATTTCCAGATCCCACCATGCCATGTCGGCATCCTCGGGGGTACAGTGGCGAGTCTCGCACCATGTGGCGATCCATTCGGGGGTGGGGTAGTTGATGGTTTTCGTCATGGGGTATCATCTCCTTTCAATGGTATTGTACCACATGGGGCAGGGGCTGTCAACCCCTGCCGTAGAGAATTTTTTCCATCTTGCGGTGGGTGCGGTAGGCTTTCAGCACGATTTCCCGTTCGATCATGGTATCTTCGAAGGCGGTGTGGCTTTCGATGAACTCATCATCCCCGGTAATGAAGCGGTAAATGATTTCGGCGGTCATCCGTACCCGGGGCGGCTTGTGCTTGGTCATGTAGCCCCGTTCCTCGCAATACTTGTGGTAGGTGGTGGTTTCGGTGAAGGTCTTTGCCATCTTCATGGAATCCCAGATTTCAAAGTCCCCCAGAACCCGGCAATAGAAGCCATAAAGGAACTTGAACGTGGTGTTCAGTGCGTCAACATCGAACCGGGCATTATGGGCGACAATTGCAACCACGTTTTCCTGCCGGGCGGTGTTGATAATGTCCATCAGGATTTCACAGAAACCCTTGATTTCCCGGCTTCCGGTGGCAATGTCCGCATAATACCGGGGGAGCTTTTCCGCGTAGTAGCAGGATTTCATCCGCTCATACTCACCGAAGAAGATTTCCCGGACGATATAGGATTTCTCAGCGATCACCGCACCCGTGGCAGGTTCCACCACAGAATAGCCGATATCATAGGTCAGATTGTTGCCGGGCGTCACCTTGTCGAGCTTTTCGATGTTGCAGGTTTCGGTATCCAGTACGAGCAGACGAGTTTTCATAGCAGTCACCTCATTCATTTTTTCGCTCCCTTCCGGGAACAATGATAGTATAGCACAGGTGGGGTCTGGTGTCAAGCGTTTTTTGGGAAAAAAATAAAAAAATTTTCGCCGGCGGTTTTCGGATCAGAAAAAGCGGATCCCTTCAGCAAAGCCAAAAACCGCTCGTTGCGTCCCACAACGAGCGGCCCAGGCATTTAGCCCGGGCCGTGTAAATGGGCGGTTTCTCACTTTTGATAACGCAGAACTGGGCTACCGCCAAAGGGCTTCTGCGAGGGGATCGCCCATTACTGGGCGATCCGGAAGTAGGTGACCCGCTTGTCCTCGTACTTCTCGACCTGATTGGTGTCGATCAGCTGACGAAGCAGGGCGGAGCACTTCTGACCGCTGATGCCGACTTTCTCGGCGATGTCACCGCACTTCTGACCCTCGGCGGTCAGCACTTTGAGGATCTCGGCTTTGGTGTTGCCGTTCTCGACCTGCTTTTTGGTCGGCTTGTTGGACTTGGAAGCGTTCCGCTTCTCGAGGGACTGCCCCAGGGCGATCAGCTTTTCAGCAACCGCAACCTTTTCGGTTTCGGACAGGTTCTCGCCGTTGATGGCACGCAGGGCGAAGTTGATAGCGTTCACATAAGTCAGTTTTTCCATGGTCATTACCTCTTTCTCCGTTTGGTGGGTTCGGCTCCCTTTGATGTATTAAGTGTACCACACTTCGTGGGGTTTGTCAAGGGGTTTTTCGGAACTTTTTTTATTTTTTAGTTCCGATCCGGTGATCAGCCGGCGGTGGCGGGGTTGTCGGTCGGCGCCTTGACCTCGGTGCCCGCTCTTCCCTTCCCCCTTTCGACATTGGTATTATCTCATAGAAATGTTACAGAAACAAGCACATTTCTGTTACAATTTCGGGAACTATTTGTTAAGTTTTCGTAACAATTTGGCTGATCCTAAAAATCTGGATCCTGTATACAAACGCGAAATCGGCTCGTGTGCCCGCGCACGAGCCGCTCAGAAAAAAGTAACCAGATGTGACAATGTCACATCTGGTCATCGAACTCTGAGAATTGGCGCTTGTAAGTCTGAAGGAAGTCCCAAAGTGCCGAATAGGCCGAGTTGCAATCATCCCATAGATCCCGCAGTTCTCCATCTTTTGGGTCAGCGTCTTTCAGTTCCTCAAGGTATTTTTCCATGTCCTCGAGTGTTTCAAGAGCAGATTCAAGGGTGGTCTGTTCTCGATGTTCCATTTTCACAACTTTTCCCGCAAACATTTTTTTAATCCTCCCTTTTGTGCGCTTCACAGTGTTTCATGGGGCAATCTAAAATGTTCAGCTTTGTACTGAACGGGCTCACGCCTTGCGCGACTTGAATCATGCAGTAATCCGGGCCGGATTGATCCCCGTATTTGTAGAACGGGCAACGGTTACCCGCACAAGCTGAGGGGATTCTAATCCCCTCAATGAATACGCCCTGCTTCATATCGTTCATCGTCTTTTGCTCCTTTCTCAATTAGTGTTTTCAGCATTTCGCCGCCCACGTTGGGGTCTATCATCCATGTCCACTGGTGACCCTTGAGAGCGTCGGCAATAGCCATCTCAAGATTATCAGGCAGGAGCGAATTGATCCCACCGGGATAGGATTGAGAATCTTCAATCAATTCCTGTTGACGCTTTTCGTCAAAGTCAAAGTCGAACGATCCGTTGATGGTGAAGGCAATTTTCATTTTAGTCAACTCCTTTCAGACTCTTGAGGATTTCCACAATATCTTGCGGTTCGTAAGCTCCCTGACCCCAGGCGTTGCGGTTTCCGATTTCATCATCGAACAGGATGCCATCACCACAAGTTTCTTTTTTGTTCGTGCCATATCGAACAACCTTGATTTCATCCCATTCAACGCTCGGCAGGTGTCTCGCAAGCCATGCACGTTTTGCGAGTTCTACCGCCATATTATAGGTTTCAGAACCGCTTTTGGCTGTCCATGAAATGATGCCGATTTGCCATCCGTTGCGCTGAAGCTGATTCAGCAACCGGGCGAACAAGGAGAAATTGAGCATCGGCAGGGCTTCCGTATAGGGGCGAACACTTTCGCTCCGCAGATCGGCAAGCCAGTTTTCCACGGCGTACAGGTTGGCAATTGTGCCATCCATGTCGAACCAAATCCATTTCGTCATCTTTGATGACCTCCCTTCTGTACCATTATATTACACCTAACGGGATTTTTTGTCAAGCATTTTTTTTCACCCAAAGCGAAAAAAATTTTCTGAAATCTCCGGATCAAGACAAAAACTGCTCGCCCGCGGCCGCTGGCGAGCAGCCCAGATCCGACAATGTAAAATCTGGTCAGTCCGGAATGGACTGCCAGATTTTGTGGAGCGTGACCATGACCTGTCGGTCAATCATCAGCATTTCGTCCCGGTGTTCGGTCAAATATTCGCCTGCCCAATCGGTGGCGATCCGCTCGTTGTAAAGTTCAAAATAGGTTTTGTTGTCGGTGATGGTGTTCCGTTCTTCGGTATCATCCACCATGTCCCATTCGGTTTCAAGATGTCCCAATTCGTGCATAAAGGACAGGGTGAAATTGCTGAAACAAGAGCAAGCAGGAAAACGGCTCACAAAGTTTTCGATGAACTCATCGGTTGCAACCTTCGGGATCACAACGGAGTAATAAACCACATCTTCGATGTTGTCCGCACAGAACTTTGTGCCGATCTGAACGGTGTATTCTTCATCGAACATTTGAATGAACTCATTCAGCAGAGCGGTTACAGGGGCGAACTTTTCGGCGATCTTCTCAAAACTGGTCATTGGTCATCCCTCACTTTCGAGATCATTATACTCTTCCCGCAAGCGTCTGTCAAGCCTTTTTCTCTCCTGCCGAAGAATTTTTTTCTTCAGCTTGCGATTGCTTTTGCTGTCCTGATTTACGATTGCCCGGCAACCGGGGTTAAGATCCCATGCTGAAAGCTCTGAACCTTTTTTGTACTGATTACTCATTCTTCCCATCTCCTTCCCTTATGTTTCGGCGGTTTCCGGCGCTTGTCCGGGATCACCCGGGTCACGGGGTTGACATTGCCCCAGGATTTGCGCTCCGCGCGGAAAATCTCGGTGTAGGTCTTGACCTTTTGCTTGGCCATTGCAAGCACCTCCCTCGTTTTCTTAATGATAGCATACTTGCGGGAATCTGTCAAGCATTTTTTTCATGTCACTTTTGGTTGCGAAAATTACCGGATCCTACAAAAAACCTGAATGCTGCCCGGTCACGCACGTGAGCGGGCAGTCGAATTGCTTCGACTGCCCTGGGGTGTCCACCCCTCGCCATTAGGCGAGGGAGAACTTGGACACCCGCTTGTCGGTGGTCTTCACCACCCGGGCACCCATACCCCGGATCACCGCAGACACCTTCTGATTGGACAGGGGTGCCAGGACTTCCGACCGAGCCATGATCTCGGTCACGGTCAGCGGATCGGGAGCGTTCCGCAGGACATCGGCGACCACCTCGGACAGCTCGGCGTTCAGCACCTGAGCCTTGGTGGGCTTCCGGTCAGCGGAGTTCCGCTTCTCGGTCTGAGCCTTCAGAGCGGTCAGCTTTTCGGCGACTTCGGTCGGCAGGTCGGTGCAGTTGGTCAGCACGTAGTTCAGAGCGGCAACATAAGTCATCTTTTCCATGGTATCAACCCTTTCTGCGTTTGTGGGGTTCGCCTCCCCTGTGATGATAGTGTAGCATACTTGGGGCAGTTTGTCAAGGGTTTTTTCCGTTCCGGACCGGATTTTTTTCAGCTCCCTTGCGATCGCCCCGGGCCTCTGTGAGGCCCTTCCCTTTCGACATGATTATAATACCATAATATTATTACAGATCAATAACGAAAAGATCACATTTGGGCTACAGATCTGTTAAGTTTTCGTAACATTTTCGGCGTCAAAAAACTGGATCCTGTATACAAACCCTAATGCCGATCGCTGCGGCCCACAGCGATCGGCTCAAAAGAAAAAGGAGCCGGTTAAACCGGCATCCCAATTTTCCGCATCAGCTTGTAAACTTTCAGCATGACCGCAGGAATTTTGTAGATCAGTTTCATTTTACCACCCCCATTTATCAGCGATCAGCGCACCGAGAGCAACCACCCCAATGATCAGCAGAACCAGAGCCCAACCGATCCACAGGGGAGCGAGAACCCACACCCAAGACCAGGAGATCACACCACACAGTTTCAGCGTGATGAAGATCAGAGTCAGCAGACCCGTGAATCCGATTCCTTTGCGTTCAACTTTGACATTTTCCATTTTGTTTACCTTCCTTTCATTTGATGACTTATTATAACATGGGGTTGAGGTTTTGTCAACCCCTGTAGAGCAAAAAGAGGAAATAACTGTTCATCAACAGGCTTGTGCTGTGCATCAGAAAGTCGTTGATGTGGCGGTTCTGATTCTTGCAATCCTTGACAATCCCAAGCACCGCAATCGTGAAGCCAAACCAAGAGGAAGCAAAACCGAAGGCGATGATCAGAAGCAGATTGACAATCATGGTCAACGCACGCAGGTCATTGGTTTCATACTTGTAGCCGTGTTCGATATTAAAGAACTTTCTCATGGTGGTCACTTTCCTTTCTCTTGATGGCTTTATGATAGCACACTTTCAAGCATTTGTCAACCCTTATGCGAAATCTTTCGCAAAGCGGTTGAGCCGGCGCCGGTCGATCCGGTCCATGCGCTTGCGGAGACCCCGGTGGTTAGTGTGCCGGCAGGGCCAGACATCACGGGGCTGAGGGCGGGTAGCGGCTTTCTTGTAAGTGCGGGTCATGGGATCAGCTCCTTTCTCTTGACACCATTATAATACACCATACGGGATCAGATGTCAAGCACTTTTTTGCCAATTTTCCAAAAAAATTTTTCTGAACCCTCGCCGTGATCCGAAAAACTGCTCGCTCGCGACCGCGACCGAGCAGCCCAAAACTAAAGGAGCGGATTAAATCCGCTCCCAGCTATTGACTGTCCAGTTTTTGAGGCCGACCCAGTACCAGCGATCACCCGGCAGCTGGACGTACAGCCCATCCATCTCCCAAGTGTAGTCTTCGATTCCGGGGTCACGAATCAGATCCTCGTAGGGCATTCCCATGTAACCGTCCATTAGTCATCCACCTCCTCGTCATCCTCGGCGAAGAAAGTCGCCTGACAGTCCGGGCAGAGACCGGAGATCAGGCTCTCCCGGTCGGTGGCGGACATGGTGGGGAACGCATCCTGCACCAGAGCGCCCGCCTGCCAAGCGTCAAACTCGGACTGGAGAGCGTGGATGTGGTTCAGAGTGCCACAGCAGGGGCAAGTGGAGCGGATGATGCAAGCTTCGGTGTTGAACATTGGTGATTACCTCCCTCTCTTGATGGTCTTATTCTATCACAGTTGGTTCAGTTTGTCAACACTTTTTTCGTTGAGGATGAAAGAAATTTCTGTCCATCCTTCGGAGCAGTTGCCGAGCTCTTTTGTAAATCCTTCAAGCTCGAATTTGTCCATCAACAGGGCGCGCATCTTTCCGCCCCACCAAGTGCAATGGACTTTCCAGAAACGGCGATCCTTCCGCTTGAGATACCGCTTTGCAAGTTTGTAATTCCAGCCCATGCCATTATCGAAGAAATAAAGGCACTGATCCTCTTCATCCCAATCAGACGCACGCGGGATGTAATAATTTAGAATTTCGGTGGCGCGTTCTTCGCTCCATTCCTGCCGATTGTTGAGCCATGCCCGGCACTTGTTGATCAGGATACTTCCGATCCAGAACGGAAACAGGATCACGCGCATGACCTTGTAACCATTCTTGTGCCACCACTTGCGCGCCTTATGTTCCTTCTTGTTGCCCTGCATTGCCTTGATAACTTCGGTATTCATCATGGTTAGCTCCCTTCTCTTGATGGCTTCATTATAGCACAGACCTTATGATCTGTCAACAACTTTTTTGTGGGCGGTTCGGACCCGCCCGTGCCGGTGACTTTTGTTTTGCGGGGCTCGCACTTGCCTTTCGGCGCCCTTTAGGAGTGTCAGCCGGTTCACTGCCTTCTCCCTCTGACAGTATAATACCACATCCGGGAGCCGATGTCAACACTTTTTTTCTGCCTTTTGCAAATCTTTTTTTCTGGATCCTCTCTGAAGCGTGAAAACTGGTCGCGCGCGGCCGCCCGCGACCAGCTCAAATGAAAAAAGGGGGATCAGCTGATCCCTCTGTTGGCTATTCGTCCTCGCACTTGAGGTCTCAAGCCCGGCTCTTCGTCGGGCAGGTTACCACCCTTTGCGTCCATCCTACTGGCCCCGGGGTCCCAGACGCTCCCCTGTTGTTGCCCGCACATTTGAGCCCTTTCGGACCCCGGGGTTCCTCGCCCCGTATACCGCAGAGTAGGACTTCGGCCTGCGGTCGTTTCATTGGGGAGGTCTTACAGGCTCTCATGGGCCCCACCGGCTCGGCTACCCGATGTTCCGGCTCTGCCTACCCTCAACGTAGTAGTTTCGGCCCCGGGAGATCCGGCCTTGGCCTTCGGCCCTTGGTGCGCTACTCCAACCCCCCGGGTTCTTCCGCGCGCGGGGCGCTCCGCGCGTAGCTCCTTCCATCGGCTTTGGCACCCGTGGCCCCGGGCTCTAACCCCTTCCGGTGAGTATAGAATACCATAACGGGAGCCATTTGTCAACACTTTTTTGGCCGATTTGCAAAATTTTTTTTCTGAACCCTTAGCTGATCCCAAATGCCGAGCGTGTGGCCCGCGCACGCTCGGCCAATAAAAAAAGAGCCGTTCGGCTCTGTATCAACAGGGTTCGGGGCATCCTCGTTTCCCGAGTTTGAAGGTCTTACACGAGCAACTTGCGCTCTCGCAATCGGCTTCAGCCTCCCTGGGGCTTCTTAAGGCGGTGGCCATCCTCCATTCACTTGCCAAGGTTCGCTTGCCGGTCTTGGGGGCCCTCTCCTCAACCGGCTGGGTGCTTACCTCCCGCCCATGTGGCCCGCTTCGCACCTGCCTGCGGGCCGGGGGCTTCGATCCCCATCGGAACCATCTCCTTTCAACATGATCATTGTATCAGATCCGGGGCGGTTTGTCAACCCCTTCCGAAGAAATTTTTCTCAAAATTTTTGGCTTCTTTCCGGTTGTCCGGATCCATCAGCCAACAGATCGCCCAACAGGTGGCGAGCATCTCGTAAGGGATCGCCATGTATTTTTCCATGTCGGCGCCGGCTTCCTCAACTTGTGCGGTGTACACATCGCTGTTGAAGTTGTCACGGGTGGCGAAGTGCCCCATCTCGTGCAGGATGCTAATGGTAACATCAGCGAAGCCCCGGGCAAGAGGGCAACGGCTCACAAAGTCCTTGCGGAAAGCCTTGTCAGTTTCGGAGCCGGTGTAGACCGTGGGGACGGTCATCCGCATGGAGTCGGCTTCGGAAATAACAGACCAATCGTCACGCTTGCGTGCGATCACAGGGCGGATGCCGGTGATCAGCTCAACGAAGTCACGGATCGCAGTCAGTTCAGTCATGGGGTAGCACCTTCCTTTCCACCACTATTGTACCAGATACAGGATCGGCTGTCAAGCACTTTTTTTATGCAATGCGATTGTATAATTATGCAGACCCTACCAAAATCTAAATGCCGGTCGTCGCGCCCAGCAACGACCGGCTCAAAAGAAAAAGGATTGGGATTACTCCCAATCCACCACCTCGCCGGTGTTGAGGTTCATGTCCTTGTGGTCGACCATGAGGCCTTTCAGCGTGTGGTAGTCCGTACCGATCAGCCGGGCGAACCAACCGATGTGCTTGATCGTGGTCATGCTGTACAGGCCGTTGAGGTGCACCCAACCTTCGGGGTCAACCGTGGCAACCACGGTCTTGTAGCTCACCAGTTCCATGGAGCCGTCTTCGTAGTAGTTGATCTTAGCGGCGGCCTTTTCGTGTCCTGCGAATTTCTTGCTTGTCATTGTCTTTCGCTCCTCTCTCTTGATGGTTACATTATAGCAGGTTTGCTTGATCCTGTCAAGCGTTTTTGGAAAATTTCTTGAAAGAAATTTTTCCATCCCTGTCAGTGATCCGGATCTCAATCTCACCGGCGGGATCACCGCCGAGCCGGTTCATCTTGTCGATGTAGTATCGAGCGTGATCCATCAGCCGACCAATAGCAAGCTGATCGTTGTTCTTGTGGTATTCGGTCTTGATGTAAGATCCATCAATAAACAGATCATAGACTTTATTAACCCGCTTGACCGGTTTGTCCATCTTGCCAACGTAGCGGGGATTATCCATCTTGCGGATCAGATCGGTGTAGGTAGTCATTTTCGTTTACTCCTCTCTCTTTCTTACACTCTTATTATAACAGGATAGATGCTGAATTTTTTCAGCATCAGCCCTCAACCTTGAGGGCGATGCCGTCGATCTCCCGAGCCTGAGCCCGAGCGCCATCCTCATCGTACCAAGCGCCGTAGAACCAGAGCTCGCCATCGACAGCGCGAGCGGTGATCCAAGCGTACTTGGAGAGGTTGGCGGGGAGATTGTTGACGGTGGCGATCAGCTTCATGGTGGTTACCTCCTGTTTCTTACTGTAGTCATTATACACGATAAGGGATAATCTGTCAACCCTTTTTTCACAACTTTTTCAAAAAAATTTTTTCTGATCCTCCTAATTAGCCGAAATACTGCGCGCAGGCGACCGCCGGCGCGCAGCCCACAAAATAAGGAAAACCCCCAACCCAAGGAGGAAGGTCAGGGGTGCTGCGTCAGTTTTAGTTTACCAGATTTGACATTGTCTTATCTGGTAAGAGCCTTGAGGACTTCCACGATCTCGGCAGGAGTGTGGGCGCCTTCGCCCCATCCGATCCGGTTCGGTTCCTCATCATCGAAGAGGATCCCGCCACCAGTGGCAACCCGCTTGTCAGTTCCGTAGGGCTTGACAAGGATCGTGTCCCAGTTTACGGAAGGAAGGTGCTTGCCGAGCCAACCAACCTTTGCGGCGTAAATCCGAGCGTTGTATCCGGCGGTTCCGGCTTTAGCCGTCCAAGAGATGATTCCAATCTCGTGACCGTTCGCCTGCACCTTGTTGAGGAGCCGAGCGATCAGAGCGAGATTGCCGATCCCCTTCGCCACTTCGTAAGGGCGGGTATCTTCGGCGATCAGAGCCGGGAGCCAATCAGTCACGCCGTACAGATCGGCGATCGTTCCATCCATGTCGAACCAGATCTTCATTCAGAGCACCTTCCTTTCGCACCATTATATTACCATAGATCGGATCAGAATACAACCCCTTTTTCGCAGATTTAACAAAATTGTAACAATTTATTTTCTTCAAAAAAAAGTTGAAGAAAATTGCAAAAAGTAGTTGACAAATAGAGCAAAGTATGATATCTTATAGTCACAGGGAGATGGTAGTGATCCACCGGCACTCCTCTAGGGCGCTCCTCACGGAGCCGGGCGAGCCCAGCAAAACAAAAGCCGATGGCATTGCGGGAGTCCGATCCCCGCTCTTTTTTTACCCTTTCGCAAGCACAAACCCTGAGACCCCTTTACAACTCAAATGCCGACCGCGCCGGTCGCGCGCGGTCGGCCAAAAAGAAACCCTCCCGCCTGAAAGGAGAGAAGCGAGAGGGGGCTGCGTCTGTGTTAGGTGCGCTTGGAGCGTTCAGCCTTTACGGCTTCGGCCTGGGCCAGGTTCCTTGCGCTTTTCGCCATGTGATCCATCAGATCGGCGAATTCTTCAGCGGTCATTTTGACCTTTGGGCCGAACTTATCAGCGGTGAAATCATCTACCATGTTCCGCACATCCTGCATGAGGTTGAACAGTGCTAGATCGCCGATTGTGAATTGTCTTGTCATGGTCATCATTTTTGTTTCCTCCTATTGTTTTAAGTGGTCGGGAGGTTCCCTACTTTTTACGGCTACTTCTGAGGGTTGATTGAGTAACCCCTCCCGACATTGTTATTGTATCATAGGTCAATCAGTTTGTCAACACTTTTTTTATTCTTCTGGAGCGATCAGAACTCCTTCCAGAAGGTGAGGGTGTCGCCGTCCTCGATGTCGTAGGGAGTCCAGCCCCACCGCTCCTGATTGGCCATCTGCTGGGCCATGACCTCTTCCACGGTGCCCCGGATCGGGATGATCCCCTGCTTCTGCCACGGGCCATTGTCATCCCGGGTCTGGCAGTAAATGTCAACGGACTGGGCACCCACCTGCTTGAAGGTCATCTTGCTTTCACGGATCATCGTTTCGTCCTCCCTTGCTTCTTTCGATGATTTATTCTAACATGGATCGGGTTTTTTGTCAACCCTTTTTTTGAATTTTTTTTATTTATTTTCTGCGCGAGCTTCCCGCAGGTTGCGCGCCATTTCATCCATGCGAGCGCTGAACACTTCAATTTCGTTGGTGACTTTGGCAACGCTCACGAAGCTGTCGTTGTCAAAGATCACTTTGAAGCCCATGACCTTATACTGATTCAGCAGGCAATTCAGCATTTCAGCGGACAGGTGGAACAGCTTTCCATCATTGACATAATCGGCTCCACCATTGGGCGTCCGGAAGAAGCTGTAGCTCTTGACTTCGTAGTTCATCATCGTTCATCCGCTCCTCTCTTGATCTGATAAGAGTATAGCACCTTTTGCTGATCCTGTCAAGGGTTTTTTCAAAATTTGTAGCAGTTTTTTTTGGTGGGCCACCTCTGGCTCTGTCGAGCGCCCTTCAAGAGTTGCTACTCTCTCTCACTGATGATAGTATAGCAGAAACGGGATCAGAAGTCAACACTTTTTTTCACATTTCCCGAAATAAATTTTTCTGGATCCTGTTCTATAGCGCAATAACGCGCGCCAGGCCCGCTGGCGCGCGTGCAAATGAAAAGGCTGGGGTCACCGATCCCAACCGATCACCATCTCCACATGCCACACGTGCTGGTCAGTCACTGCCATGGCCATGGCCATCAGCTCGGCTTCCTCGTAGGTGTTGAAGGTCTGCTCCAGTGTGATTGCTCCATGATTGACTGTGTACCACTTGCTCATTGCCTTGCGCTCCTCTCTCTTGATGATGTAAGTATAGCACATTACATGCGGTTTGTCAACACTTTTTACAAACTTTTTTTAGCAGTAGGCAAGGCCCATGTCACGCCACCGCAGGACGCTGATCTGATTGCAAGCCTTGCCAATGGTCATGGCTTCGCGCTTCGTGTTTACCCTGTGGCTCTTGTCCACGTAATAGATCCCTTCGCTGTACCACACGCCGCAGTTACCACCATACGCCTTGACAGCCTTGATGCACTCACGAGCCGTCTTGCACTCGACGCCTTCTGTGGCGACCTGCCAACCAGTCTTGTAGGTGATAGGCTTGCCTGCCTTGAGCGTCAGCCCGTCGTTGTCCTGCAGCTTGTTGATGCTCCTGATGTTGATCATGGTGGTGACCTCCTTGCTCTCTCCCTCTTGACACTGTTAGTATAGCACATTCGGGCGGTTGTGTCAACACCTTTGGCGCACTTTTTGCAAACTTTTTTTGTTGGGATCCACTTACTACGCGAACAAGGCGCGCGGCGACCGGCCGCGCGCCTGCGAAAACTTTTTATTTACATCGATGTAAAGCAAAATTGCGTTTACCAGATTTGACAAATTAAAGAAGCTGATCCTTGTTTGGATCAGCTTACCAGATTTTACATTATCGGATCTGGTCAGATCCGGACGGCCTCGCCCTTGGTGGTGAGGAGGATGGCCTTGTGTCCGGCCTTTTCCCACTGCCGGGTGTTGGCGGCATCATCATCCACCAGGATTCCATCCTCACGGATGTTGTCAACCTTGCGGCCCTTGGTGATGATGATGGTGTGGGCCTCGTCCATCTCGGGGATGTACTTGGCGAGCCACTCGACCTTGCCTTCAGCGCCTTCAGCGTTGGCGGCCTTGGTGAGGATGTAGCAGGTGTGGCCTTCAGCCATCAGATTCCGGACGGTAACCACGTTGGCCATGAAGGGCTCAAGGTTCGCCATCGCTTCACGCTTGAGGGCGATAGCCCGGTCATTAGCGTAAGCCTTGTGGAAGTTGGCGAGCACTCCGTCCATGTCCCAGTAGTAAGTCATCGTGGTGTCCTCCTCTCTTGATCTGATAAGAGTATACCACAAAAGGGGTTGCATTACAACCCCTTTTTTGAATGTTTAATACTTTTGTAACAATTTTTTTTTAATCTTCCATCCACTTCATCATTTGCATTGTGTCCATGCGTCCTTCGTAATACGCTTCGATGATCTCGTCATCTTCTTCAACTTCGCCCATGTTCCACATCAGCAGGTTGAACATGATGCCGATGTGTGCGTCCTCTTCTTCTCCGTAGAAGCTCCAGACCTGTCCATCCTTGTCCATGCAGTCGATGATCCACATGTCAGTGTCGCCGATGCGCTCATAGCCGACTACTACGGTCAGCCGGGGGTAGAACTCGCCACGATCGCCCACTTCAGCGGATGCCGGAATCATGGTTGCAAAAGTCAGAATCAAAGCGATAGTGATGGCGGTAGCGGTAGCGATGATCTTGTTCATGATGTAACCCTCTCTTTCTGTTCCCTCTTGGGACACTCTTATTATAGCACAGAGGGTGTTACAAAGCAAGCGAAAGTTTCTTAACTTTTTGTAACATTTACCTTACCAGATTTGACATCCCGAGGGTTACATGAGAGGGATCCCATGGTTACAGGATAGTTACATGCTGGTTACATGTGTATCGATGCGCTGGCGAAAATGTGTAACCCTTGCTTTGGCTTAAATGCCGGGCGTGCTGACCATGCACGCCCGGGTGCGCGTTTGGCGAGACCCCAGACTACCTACCTATTTTTTTGTCAGCTTAAAAACAAAAAACTTTCGCACCCTAGGCATGTGAAAAGCCTACCAACACGCATGTTGCTGATAGGCTAGACCCCGGGGCCACTTTCGGGAAAAAAATTATTATTTTTTGAAAAAAGCTCTTTGCCTGGACCATTCCCACTCCAAAAGTATTTTCAATTTCGGATCACGGATTTACATTAATTTCAAGAGTAGGGCATCTACCATGAATTTCTTCTTCAAGTTCCTTCACGGCTTTTTGTAATTCCAAAAGTTCAGCATCTGAAGCCATCGCCGCAGTTGCTGCATTCATATTATTCTTGTCCAGGTCTACGGTCGCATAATCGGCTCGCGGCAAATCACTCGCTACAACCTTTATATCCTCGGGCGCAAAAGAACAAGGATGCTTGATCATGTTAGCATTTCCTTTTTTCTGCTTCTTCTCTTGTTTTTTATGCATTTGCCGCACATGCTCAATCTGCTTATTGGTCATTTTATAAAAAGCAGGCCATTCATTGCCCATATCCATAAAACCGTGCAAATGTTTCAATAGCACAGGATTCTTAATCTCTAATTTTTTATTCCAATATATCTGACCATCATCAACAGCTTGCGGCACCAGATAATCCTTGACTCCATCATCGCCACGCCAGTACCACCAACGAATAGTTTTATCCTCTGACATTCCGATGAACATCATCTTTTCAAGATCTCCTATTGTTCCATACCCAATGTTGGAAAAGTCTATAAACTTTTTAACCTCTGCGGGCTCGATCCATTTGAAACGCCATCTCTTGTACCATGGAAGTACACATCCTACTCCCACAGCTAACAACAGCCACCAAGGAACTAATGCCAATAATATACATCCACCAACGATGCCAAAAGATAAACCTAACATTGTATCCATATCCATTGCGGGAAACTCCTTAATCGTCTTTTCTAACATCCATTCTGGAAAAAATTATATGCGCGGCCCAGGTGCCAAAGAAGGCGGTCCAGTACGACATTGCCGGAGCTCCAAACATATTAACTGCGATAAGAGTCCATGCATGCATTACAATCCAAGGCCCAAAAAAAATAGCTAATGCTACAAGAACAATAGCAGTAAAACAACCTGCCGTAGGATGCTCATCAATGAATTGATATTTCTTCATCAGTATGTTCCTCTTTTCCTTTAAAAATATTTGCAATATAATCCATTCTTATATGATACATTTGCGCAGCATTTTGCAAAGCTTTTTTATATTCTTCTTCAGTAACTTCTTCTAATTCTTTGCGCGACATATCAAAATAAGATTTTTGTAATTGTAAACATGCGGCATTGCCTTTGTGTCCATCAACCGGGCATTTACCAAACATGCTATAAAAACATTCAAAACATTGTATCATATTGTTCACCTGACCTTCTCGTACTGCTAAAATATTTTCCATGCGCGGAATATAATATTCTATATTTTTACGTTTTAGTTCTTCTTCAAAATATTTTGACATTAATTTAACACCCTTTCTTGTGGTTTACGACCACGCTCAAAAAAGAAGTGTTCATATTTATGATCCCAAATTTCATCATATACAGCACAATTACGTTCATCGCAATCAATGCCAGAAATAAAATCTTCGTACTTACAAATGTTTGCGGCACAGCCTTGTGTCATAAGACTAGATTCTTCTACACCAGGCATCTGTACGACAAGAATTTTAATTCCCTTTGCAAAAGCATATCCAGCTTCCCAGCTTGTGCCGGCAGTGGCTTGTCGACCATAATCTGCGAGCACCATCCATTCACATTTATCAATAGCAATAACATCCATTGTAAATACACATTGACCCCAAGTTGCCATATCAATACCCCATGCATTAGGGACTTTATGTTTACCTGGACGATAGACTTCCACATATTCTTTTTCTATATCAGAATATCTATTATAGATGCGCATATTATTAAGTGTTGTTTCTAAAGTTTCCATTTGTTGTTTCACTATAGGATCATTTGTAACTACTGGACCTGCAAGATATACCTTCATTTTTATACACCTCTTTTTTTTACATAATAATTATATTATAAATTTTTATATTTTTCAACTTTGGGCAAAAAACGTCGTTGACTTGCATAAAATTTTTTAGTATAATGAGTGTAGTAAGTGGGGACAAATAGACCATTATAAGGAGTTGATTGGTATAATTCAATTAGATTATACTATTGATTCTCCAGAAGAAAGACGCAAACTAGTAGAATAGATCTTGTTAGAAGTACCCGACCCAAGCGAGTAGTATCTAGAGGCTCTAGCGGATTACTTGGTTCTTTGTATGGAGAAACAAGAGAAAAAGGAGAAGAAAATTCTTACTGAAAATCGTTTAGCAACGATTAATAAACGAGAAATTTCTTATGAAGGTCTGGTCAGTCAATTAGAGAACGGTGAAGATGGAATTTACAATTTAATTACTGATAATGGAAAAAATACAATTTTTCAACCTAAAGTTACTATCACAAAGCAAGACATAGAAGATATACCGTAGTTAAAACGTCTCAGAGAAAGTATTGAATTCTGGGAAAGGTTACAAAAGACTGCAACCGGACGTGCGGCGTATATAATAAAAAGTACGCTAATTGAATTGCGGAAAGACCAATATGTTGTAAAAAATGCTTACAAGCGTCCCATTGTATTCACTAAATTATCGAGAGGTATGAAAACGTTCCCACCATTACCTTGGAATGAATGGATAGAATATGATGACAATGATAATGCTGTAATTAAATATGAAGGTGTTTCATTCTGTGATTATCGAGTTATAAACGAAATTCTTCAATTGTATCCCTTATTAAAAGGACGATCTGAAGGTAATTTCGAAGGCGATACATGGTATATGATTTAGGATTTTACGCCGCTGGTAGAAAGAGCATTAGCGGATTTTCCGATGTATAGACGCATAGTTCAGTATAAACAAGAACGATTACAGAACGTAGAAATACAAGCATTACTTGAACAAGAGTTCCAATTTACGCACTCAATAGAATACATAAGCAGTTTGTGGCGGAATAAGATTCCAAAACTAATTGCGCAAAAGGCACAAGACGAATGGATAATGTGGTATTTCACTTATGTAGAAAAAGGTAAGTGGAAGAAATGCAGCCGGTGTGGCGAAGTTAAATTAGCTCATTCAAAATTCTTTAGTATTAATAAAACGAGTAAAGATGGATTTTATAGTATTTGTAAGAAGTGCCGCAATAGCAAGAAAAAGGAGTGCTAACAAATGGCCGATGGAAAAACATTGTATTGTAAAACGTGTAATCGTACAATGGACGAAAATCAGTTTTACCAAACAAAAAGAACTGATAAATATCCTGATGGGTTTTTACCTGAATGTAAAAAATGTTTAACTAGACACGTAGATAACTGGGATCCTAAAACTTATTTGTGGATTCTGGAAGATATTGACGTTCCTTATATTGAAGAGGAATGGACAACTTTATTGGATCGTTATGCTAAAGATCCAAGAAAGACAACTGGTATGACTATTCTTGGTCGTTATTTATCTAAGATGCGTATGAAACAATTTAGTTCATATACTTGGGCCGATACCGAGAGATTGCGCGAAGAGATGAATGCGAAGAAAGCTGAAGTTATGGCGCGATAGGGTTATACCGGAGAAGAAATTGAAAATGCTATTCAAACTGGTACTATGCCAGAAAAGCCGGAAGATTTTAAAGCTGCGGAAGCCGAATAGACAGGTGCCGCTCCTATAGATTTAAATGCCCCAGATTTCTTTGATGATGATTTAACTGAAGAAGATAAGAAGTATCTTACACTTAAATGGGGAAAAGCTTATAGGCCATATGAGTGGGTTCAGTTAGAGAAATTATACCAAGAAATGATGGCGGCATTTGATATTGTTACCCCGGCTCATGAAGATTATTTAAAATTAATTTGTAAGACTTCTTTGAAGTGTCATTAGTTAGTTGATCTTGGTGACATTGAAGGATTTCAGAAAATGTCTAAAGTTTATGATACGCTTATGAAGTCTGCGAAATTTACTGCTGCGCAGAACAAAGCAGAGAGCGGAGAATTTGTTTCCGCTATTGACGAGTTTATCCTGTTGTGTGAAAGAGAAGACTTTATTCCAAGATATTATACAGATGAACCAAAAGATCGTGTAGATGAAACGCTTGCTGATCTTCGTGGATATACTCATAAGCTAGTTACTGAAGAAATGAATCTTGGTAATCTTATTGAGAACGCGGTTAGAACCATGGCAAGAGAAGAAGCAAAAGAAGAAGATTCTGAAACTACTGAGATTGAGGATTTAGATCTACAAGAAATTGAGGATGAAGTTCTTAATGATAATGATTTCTTAAAACATTATGAATTCGTTGAAAGTGAACAAGAAGAAGATGAAGCTACTATTCGTGAACTCCTCGGAGAGGATGATGAATAATGGCGCTTTAGGATTTACTCAACTTAAAAACTGGAGTAGATAAAATTGGTTTGTCAGAAGAACGTGTGCGGGCTTGCATACCTGTGGCTCGTAAATGGGTTTCTTTCTGGCGAGAGTATCCAGATTTATTTGTTGATTTTTTACTTGAAAAGAATAATCCGGAAAATTTCCATTTATTCTTTTATTAGAGAGTGTTCTTACGTGCGGCAATGCGTTACAAATATACTTACGCAGTATTCCCACGTGCTTACTCAAAATCATTCTTGGCCGCATTAATTTTAATAATTCGCTGTATACTGTATCCAGGAGCAAAATTATTTGTTACATCTGGTGGTAAGGAATAGGCATCAAGTATTATTAAAGCTAAGGTGCAAGAATTATGTCATTTAATCCCACCATTGCGCGATGAGATTGATTGGCGTCGCGGCAAGACAATGGAGGGAAAAGATTATGTTAGATACATATTTAAGAACGGGTCAGTGCTGGACAATATAGCAGCTCGTGAAACTTCGAGAGGACAACGCCGCCATGGCGGACTCATGGAGGAGTGCGTCGGTATTGATGGAACGATTCTTAATGAAGTTATTATCCCTACGATGAACGTTTCAAGACGTGCAGCGTGTGGTGGTAAAGATGATAATGAAGTATTAAATAAATCATAGATTTATGTTACAACAGCAGGTTGGAAGAATACATTCGCTTATGATAAATTAATTCAATTATTGTGTTGGGAGATTGTAAAGCCTGATCGCGCGATGGTCATGGGTGGTACTTGGAGAATTCCGGTTTTAATGGATTTGCTCGATAAGAACTTTATTAGAGATCTTAAAATGGACGGTACGTTTAATGAATCTTCATTTGAACGTGAATATGAATCTGTTTGGTCCGGCACAATAGAAGATGCATTCTTTAATGCAGAGCAATTTGATCATAATAGAATATTAAAGCAACCAGAGTATGAATTTTCTGGACGTAGTACAAAAAATGCTTATTATGTACTTTCTGTCGACGTTGGTAGACGTGGATGTGATACAGTAATTTGTGTGTTTAAGGTTAATCCTCAAACTGCGGGAAATGCTTTAATTAGTTTAGTCAATATCTATCCATTAAGTGATATGCATTTTGAAGAACAATGTATTCGTATTAAAAAATTATATTATAAATATAAAGCCAAAAAAGTTGTTATTGATGGTAACGGTCTTGGTATTGGTTTAGTTGATTATTTAGTAAAAGGTCAAACTGATCCTGATACTGGAGATCTTATTGCTGATTTTGGTGTTGATAATGACGAAGAAGGCGAGTATAAAAAATATAGAACTGCGGTTTGTGAAGAAAATGCTTTATGGATAATTAAAGCTAACGCGCCAATTAATACTGAAGTACATGGTAATGTACAATCAATGATGCAAGCTGGCAGAGTTAAGATGTTAATTGATGAGCGTGTTGCAAAAATTAAGTTAATGGCCACCAAGCGTGGTCAAGAGATGAAGCCCGAAGAACGGGCAGAATATCTTAAACCATTTACTTTGACTTCCATATTAAAGGAAGAAATGATGAATCTTCGTGAAGAAAACGAAGGTGTTAATATCATTTTGAAGCAAGCAAATAAAGGTATTAAAAAGGATAAATTTTCTGCTTTTGAATATGGTCTGTATTGGATAAAATTAGAAGAAGATAAAAAACGTAAACGTAATAAAAAAAGATTTAGCGATATGTTATTTATGAATTGAGGTGTCAAAGTTGCGAGCTTCAAGAGGAGAGATTAAGATTGAAGAAATATTGCGCGATGCAGGCTTCAATTTCACCATGGAGCAATCATTCGAAGGTTTAAATAGTCCAAATGGTCGCCCATTAAGATTTGACTTTTGCGTGTTTGATGATGATGGTAATGTGGATTTCTTAATTGAATATTAGGGAAAACAACATTTTGAACCTTCCAGTAAATATGGTGGAAAGCAAGGTTTCTATCGTCAATAGTTCAACGATAAAAATAAGCGCAGATTCTGCGCATTAAATGAATATAATCTAATCGAAATCCCTTATACAGATGAAAACTTAATTTCGTATGATTATATCATGGAAAAAGCTGGATATTAAGGAGGGATTGGCTTGGAATAGAATCGTTAGGATTTAATCCATTCCAAAGGCTTCTCAATAGTCCAACGTCCAGAACTTCATGACATTTATGGTAGTCAAGTAGATTATGGAAAAGTAAAAGTTAATTATTTCTAGACACTTGATGATGCTGTATTAGATCTTGGTGCCATTAAGAAGACTAGCAAGAAAACTTATAATAAATTGGCTGTTCTTGCGGCATTGGCTAGAAAAGATTATCCTTTATTAAGAGAAATATCAAATTACTTCTTTGAAGTAAGTGGTATGTATGAAAGATTGGTTAAATATTTTGCCGGTCTTTATAGATATGATTGGTATATTACTCCTTATGTAATCGAGGAGAATGAAAAGAAGAATGACAAAATTTTAAAGGAGTTTTCTGAAGCTCTAGATTATTTTGATCATGCAGGAGTGAAAAAGTTGTGCCAAGATGTGGCATTGCAGGTAATTCTTAATGGATGCTATTATGGCTATATTATAGAAACCTCAAATGGCTTTACATTCCAATAGTTACCAATTGCATATTGCCGCTCTCGGTTCAAAGTAGGTAATAGACCAGCAGTAGAATTTAATCCAAGATTTTTTGATGAACAATTTCCGGATATTGAAACTCGTTTAAGAGTTTTAAAAATGTATCCTTCAGAATTTTCTGAAGCTTATATTGCTTATAAGAAGGGCAAATTGAACAATCCAAAGAATGGATATACTGAGGGCACATGGTGGTTGTTAGATCCAGATTGTGCTTTTAAGATTAATATTGCTGGACAAGATGTTCCAATGCTTGTAAATGTTACTTCAAAGATATTGGACTTGGACGAAGCGCAAGATCTGGATCGTCGTAAGATGATGCAGAAGTTATTAAAAGTCATTATTCAAAAATTACCATTAGATAAAAATGGTGATTTGATATTTGACGTTGATGAAGCAAAAGATATTCATAATAATACAGTATAGATGTTGAAGCGTGCTATTGGCGTAGATGTTATGACAACGTTTGCAGATGTAGATGTTGCCGATCTTGCTGATAAGAATACTACAGCAACAAGAGATGAACTTGAAAAAGTTGAGCGCACTGTTTATAATGAAGCTGGTGTTTCTCAAAACCTATTTAACTCTAATAGTAATCTTGCTCTTGAGAAAGCGAGTGCTGTTGATGAAGCAAGTATCAGAGATTTAATTTTTGAGTTTGATGAGTTATTTACTAGGATCTTAAATAATAAGTTCCCAGGAAATAAAAAGTGGTGTTTGCATTTTAATATGCTTGAAACTACTATTAATAATTATAAAGAATTGTCTAAGTTATATAAAGAGCATACACAACTTGGTTTCTCCAAAGTGTTACCTTAGATTGCTCTTGGACATTCACAAAGTTCTATTTATGCTACTGCTTATTTTGAGAATAATGTAATGAAATTACAAGAATTAATGATTCCGCCTCTCATGAGTTCTACTTTACGTGGTGAGGATGTACTCGGTGGTAAGACTGGATCAAACGCTTAGTCTGCTACTAATAAAGCTTAGGCTTAGATTAAGGGTGCGGCCGAGGATAAAAAAATGGGCAGACCGGAAAAAAGCAATGAATAGAAATCTGATAAAACTATAGCTAACCGTGAAGCTGCGGGAAAGGAGTGAGTTAAGTGCCTAAACATGTTAGCGTTCCGATTGATGGAACGGTTGAATTACTTAATGTGGCTCCAATGTCAGATAATCCATTATTGAGCCATTGTGATATTAAAGTTTGTTATCTTGGCGAGAACCGCAATCATAGTGTGATTGACAAAGAATCCGCTATTAAGATGGCAAAGACTTTACATGGTTGCCCGATTGCTGGATTTTATGATAATAAAGAGGAAGATTTCTCTGGTCACAACCGTAGTATTGAAGTTGGCGATGGTAAGTTCCGTATTGTTGATAGAACTAAGGCTTATGGCTTTGTCGATTCTAGTTCAAAGATTTGGTTCCAAGACTTTATTGATGACAATCAAGTTAGACGCACTTACTTATTAACTGAGGGGTATTTATGGACAACATTATATCCAGAATCTAAAAGAATTTTAGAACATGGAAATAATCAATCTATGGAACTCAATGAAGAAAATTTGAAGGGCTCTTGGACATTTGATGATAAAGGATTGCCAAAGTTTTTCATAATTGATGAAGCAATGATACAAAAGCTTTGTATTCTTGGAGAAGACGTTGAACCTTGTTTTGAAGGTGCGGGTATTGCAGCACAGTTCTCGTATGATGGCGACTTCAAGAACCAATTATTCTCCTTGATGGAGGATATTAAATCTGCTTTAAGCAAAGGAGGATTTACTTCTATGAATGAAGAAAACAAGAATGTAAATGATCCTACTTTGGAAAACCCTGATGTTGACTTCAAGAAGAAGGAAGAAGAAGACAAAAAGGAAGAAAAGAAAGAGAATCCATTCCCTCCAAAGAAGGATGAAGAGGATAAGGGCGGCGAAGATGAAAAGAAGCCTGAGTCCGGTGACGACAAGAAGGAAGAAGAAGATGACGAAGATAAGAAGAAGAAGCCACCATTTGGTAAGCATTCTTTAACTGATGATGAAGTCGCTGAATCTGATCTCTATAAGAATCTTGCTGTTCAGTTTACTGAACTCCAGAGACAGTTTGAAGCTTTAAAGGCTGAAGTTGAACCACTTCGTACATTTAAAGTTGAAGCTGATCGTAAAGCAAAGCAAGATATGATTGATAGCTTCTATATGCTTTCTGATGAAGATAAGAAGGATTGCATTGATAATATTGACACTTATAGTCTCAATGATATCGAAGCTAAATTATCTATTATTTGTGTTCGTAACAAGGTTTCTTTTAGCCTTGATGACGATAAAAAGGATACTTCCAAAAAAGAGCCTACCATTTATGAATTAAATGGTAATGATGGTGAGGATAACGCACCTGCTTGGATTAAGGCCGTGCGTGAAACCGCCAAAGAAATGAACTAATTTTATAAAGGAGGAAGCTAAGTATGGCTTTTACAAGATTGTCTCCAGAAGCTCAGTTTGTTACACTTGGTTTCGGACAGGTCGAGCCTAACCATCTCAGTGCTCAGAGAACTGCTGAAATTTATGCACAGTTACCTGTAGCTGCAAGTATTGATATTCTTGAGAATGGTCAGTTCGTTAAGTACGACTATGCTAATGGTGAAGTAAACTTTACAGGTCCTGGCGAATGGATGCTCGTTTTCAATGAAGTTAAGGTATATCGTGATCATGAAACTGATCAGGATTTCGCTATGATCCGTCGTGACTACAATGGTCGCGTTTATAGTCCAGTTGGTGTTGGTGGAGCTTCTGCTGATTGGGGTTCTGCTCAGGGCATCAATGGTACCAAAATTAATGGTTTTGCTAGTTCTGCTGATTGGGATATGATGAAGGCTATTCAGAGCCAGGTTGAAATCTATGGCGATGGTCATAGCAATGCTCCTGGAGTTGCTCCAGATTATGGTCGTAATCATTATCCAATTGGAAACAGCTATGAAGTTGAGAAGCTTAATGTTCCTCAGATGGCTGAATATGCACAGCCAAACCGTCCAAATGGAAATGGTAAGGCTGGCTTAATGGTTCCTCGTGTATTTAAGACTCACGAAGGTGACATTTTTACTACTAATACTATCGCTGATGCAACCGTAACACTTGGATCTGTTCTTACTCCAAATGCTCATGGTTATCTCAGTGCTACCGGTGCTTCCAATGCTGCATTCCAGTGGCAGGTCGTTAAGATCTACAACCTTGGTGATATGCAGAAGGCAGTCAAGGTTATGAGAATTAAGTAATAAGGAAAGGAGAGAAAAAGTCAATGTTAGAAAGAAATGAACTTCTTAAATTGATGAAGGCAACTGCTAAAGCTGACCGCTCTGCTCCTGTTGCTTATTCATTCAATGGCGAAAATTTGAGCTATGATGCTCTTAATGAAACCCTTCGTTCTGAAATGAACGAATTAGCTGGTACTTTCGCCCTTTATCGTGAAAATAAGAACACCATTTTCTCTTTAATTGAAGAGACTATGGATGATATTCTTCCTAAGAAAGTTGAGGAAGAGTTTGAAAAGTTCGCAGAGGTAAAGACTATTGCTCAGGGCAATTCTACAATCTTCTGGCGTAAACATGATCGTCAGCGCGCAAAGCAGTTCATCACTAAAGTTGGTCTTGCTGGTATCTACGAAGTATTCAAGCTTGGTAAAGATACACCTATCGAAGTACAGACTAGCGCTATCGGTGGTGCTGCTCAGATCGGTCTTGAAGAGTTCCTTGATGGCCGTGCTGATTTTGCTGAAGTGACCCGTATCGTTATGGAAGGTATCGAAGAACTCATTCATTGGGAAATCGGTGCTGCCCTTAAGGAAGGTCTTACTCAGCTTCCTGCATTGAATACTGTTGTAACCAATGGTTTCGATGAAAAGGCATTTGATCGTTTGATCGCTATTTCTGCCGCTTATGGCACTCCTACCATTTATTGTACTGAAGAGTTCGCTCAGAAGATTCTTCCAAGCAATGGTAATGGTACTTACGCTTCTTGGTCTGATAGCATGAAGGATACCATTTGGAATAATGGTCGCTTTGCTTCTTATAAGAATCATGTGATTAATATTCTTCCACAGGGTTTCACTGATGCTACTCATACCACTAAGGTTATTGATCCAGGTTTCTGCTATATCCTCCCAGGTAATGTAAAGCCAGTTAAGGTTGTTATGGAAGGCTCTACAATTGTTGATGAATATGTCAACAAGGATCGTAGCCGTGAAATTCAGGTATACAAGAAAGTCGGCGTTGGTGTCGTAATGACTCCTGATATTTGCGTATATAAGGATACTGAACTTGCTGGTCAGTATGCAGTTTATACTGGTGATAAGCAGAGCAATTCTACTACTCCAACTACTGACACTTATACTGTAGTAACAAATCCTAAGGTAGCAGATATTGGCACCTATTATGAACTCGTTAATGGATCTTATGTAAAGACCTCTGATGTTGAGCTTGCAGATGGCAAGACCTACTACACTAAGGATTAATAAAAATTGATCGCGGGCGTGCGTGATAACACGCCGCCCGCTTATTCTACTATAGAGAAAAAGGAGAAAAAGTTAATATGGATAATAAAACTATGATTACAGTACGCAATAGAAGTAATTCTATAGTCGTATATAATGTAGATGATTTAAGAGTTCGTCGTGAATTTATGCCTGGAGCAGCCAAGCAAGTTCCTCTTGAAGAGATTTATGCTTTAAGTCAACAGGCAGGCGGACCAGAAATTATTGCGAATTACTTGTATATTGAGAATCCCGCCGCGGTGGAAGAGATGTCAATGAACGTAGAGCCTGAATATTATTTAGATGACAAGGGAGTTATTGATCTTCTAAAGAATGGTTCAGTCGATGCATTACTGGATTGTCTTGATTTCGCACCAGCTGGCGTTCTTGATTTAGTTCAGAAATATTCACTTGAACTTCCGCTTACAGATACTCGTAAGATCAAAGCTATTAAGGAAAAGACTGGGTTTGACGTAGCGCTTGCACTCAAGCATAAAGAAGAACTTGCGGCAGAAGAAGCTGCAGCTAAAGAACAGACAGAGAGTGGAATGAATGTTGAAAAAACTCCTGGACGTCGTGTGCAGCCAGCAGCTGCTAAAGAAACAAGTGGCCGCAGAACAACTCCTAAGTATAATGTCGTAAAGAAATAAACTAAGGAGGATGTTAAATGACGTCATTTAATACTATCATTGATAGGTTCTTTAGTAAGATTACCGACGATATGTACTTGGAACTTACTGAAGAAGACACTATTCGTGATGCAAAATAGTATTTACTTGATGCCATTCCTCAGTTTGAATTTCCTCGTTTTGCACCATATGATTATGATGAAGAAGAGGGAGTTTATAATGTTGATTTAACCAAGGAAGAAATTAATATCCTTGCGATATTAATGAAAATGAATTGGTTGGATAGATAGATTGCTTCTGTTGAAAATACAAGAATGAAATATTCTGGTTCAGATTTTAAATTTACTTCGCAAGCTAATCATCTTGCGAAGCTTTTAAATTTAAAGGCAGAAGTCAATAGAGAAAACATACATTTCCAACGTTTGTATAAACGTCGTTTTAAAGCATTAGATGGACATATTATGTCTAACTGGCTTACCATTAATCAAAGTGCTATTCCTGAGCAAACCGCAGCAGAGGAGGTTACAGCTAATTCTGGCTACGGCGCATTGACTCAGATCAATGTATACAATAATCAATATTATGGTGATGAGTATGCATGGGAGCCGATCGGTGGTGGAAACGAATGATGTATTATGGAACTGATTTTAATAATGATATTATTATTCGTGATTTGCGGCGCTTGGTAAATCAAATATGGAAATTGTTGCCAATGCGTGAACATGATGAGGATTGGCAAACAAAGAAAGAAGCTGTATTGGTTGAATTACGTGGTCTCGGTAGGATGTTTGGCGATGAACTAGACTTCTTGATTATTGTCAGTAGTTTAGAGGGTCTTACTGAAGATACTGATTTCATGGTTTTTAGATCTATGATATTTAGTATTATTTCAACAATTACAGAACTAACAGCGATTTTAGATGTTAGAAAATCTTGAATTATTTAAATTAAGAGCTGGTGCGGCAAATAATGATCGCCAACGTAACCGCATGATATTAGATAAGAAACGTAGTATGCATCGTGCATTATTATATTCTTATCAATCAGCTTGGATTAGAAAAGATAATAGTAATGATGATTGGTGTCGTGCATTAATTAATCCAGATAGAGTTAAATTTGATTATGATGAAAAGATTGTTTCAGTAGATTGGGAATATGGGTTTAAACCAGGAGATACATTTGAATGGGGATAGAATACAGGTAGTCATTGGATTATCTTAAAACCTGAAGATACTGAATTAGCTTATTTTAGAGCGAATATTCGTAGATGTAAGCAATTAACTGTAACAGATCCAGAAACGGGTGAATCATATACACAGTGGTGTGCGATTAGAGGTCCTGTCGAAACTAAAATTAATACTATTTAGAAAGCGGGTATCGTTGCTGATGTGCCGAATATGACATTAGACATATATATGGCAGATACAGAGTAGAACCGAAGAAGTTTTAAAAGATATTGTAATTTTGAGTTTGATGGGTATTTTTGGAAAGTGCAAGCGCCAGATCATATTAGTACGCCTGGTGTAATGGAAGTTGTAGCTGAAGAAGATTATGATTGCAAACATGGTGAGCTTATTGTAGAAGTTACGGATCCAAATCCAGCGATTACAGAAGACACAGAAAATGCAATTATTGGTCCAACTTTTGTTAAACCATTACAAAAGGTTATATTTAAATATAAGAAGTTTACTCCAGGTGCGGCTTGGAATATTACATTACCTGCGGAAAAGAATAAAGAAGTAGATGATGTAATTGATTACGTGTTAACTGATAGCGATTTAACTGTTACTTGGACGCAAATGACTTCTGGATCTTACATATTACATTATGGTAATTTAGAACATACTGTAATTGTAGAATCATTGTTTTGAGAAAAAGGAGAATGCCTATGCGAGTAGGTAAGGAATATTTTGATCCTAAATCCAGTTTCATGACTGTTGAAAAGGATTTTAAGTTAATTGCTCGTAAGATGTTGAAAGACCAAGATCTTATGAAGTTATTATATTATACTCAGCCGGATTGTTTAAAAGCCGATGATTTGCAACCTGAGCAAATTATTGGTATGTTAAATAGACAGATTCGTATTGTGCCTAAAATTGACATAGATAAAGATTGTCCTGTTTAGGTAATTATTACATTTGATAATTTTGTACCCAATCCTAATAATCAAGAATTTAGAGATCATACAATTAGTTTTGATGTTCTTTGTCATCCAGATCATTGGAATTTGGGAGATTTCCAATTACGTCCTTATAAAATTATTGGGCATATTGATGCATTATTTAATAATCAAAAGTTGACAGGAATTGGAACATTATAGTTTATAGGATGTAATGATTTGGTTCTTAATGAACAACTTATGGGTCTTACTGCGATTTATCAATCAACGCATAGTAAAGAAGATATTGAATTATAATGAATTCTTTATGTTTAGTTTCTGGAGTAGATGTACCTATTCCAGAACTTGGTTTAGTACTACATTAGCCGCGTATTAAAGAAATTTCATTACTAGAAAGTGAAATGTCATATTTTTTAATACTGCAGTTAATTGGATTTGATAAAAGAATATTAATCGCATAGGCGCAAGAGGACAATTCTCGTTTATCTTCTATGAATGACTTTGATATATTTATGACGTTATTAACCGATCCAAAAGCTGAAAATAGTAGAAAACGTTAGAATGATCTATTAAACGTTTTAACGATTATGTTTCCGGGCTATGTTCCTCAGTTATTGCCCAGAAGCATTTATATGAACAATCCTACGACGAAACATAATGTTACAATAGATGAAAACAATTTTACAGCTTTGAAAACTGTTATTGAGGCGGTTGGTGGCCTACATAACAAAGGAGCCGGTGAAAACGGAAATTTCAATCCAAAAGGCAAGAGAGCTGCAGAAATTGCAGCTAAACTCATGAGAGGTCGTTCTCGAGTTGCGGCACAAAAGAACGAATCTTCGGGTGGAGTTTTAGCACGTTATGTTTCAGTATTGACTATTGGCTTACATTCTATGAGTCTTGAGGATTGTTTGAATCTTACGGTGTGTTAGCTATATGATCTTATTGAAAGATTTAGTTTATACATCAATTGGGATTTAGATATTCGATCAAGGCTTGCCGGTGCTTCTCCGGATGATAAGCCTGAAGATTGGATGAAAGATATTCATTAAAGGAGGAAATAACCTATGAAATTTGGTGTACGCGAAATTTGCGACGTCGTTTTGAAGAGAAAGGCGGAAGGTTATTTTGGAAAGCTTTATCTTGATAAGGACGCTCCAGTTCTTTATTTCGATACTTTAAAGACTTCTTCTCTTGAAGGTGCTGCAACTACAGTATACGCCCAGGGCGGACGCGGTAATCCACGTCTTGTTGCTTGGGAAGGTGATCGTACAGTTACTTTCACAATGGAAGATGCTTTGATCTCTCCAGAGAGCTTCTCTATCCTTTCTGGTGCTGGCTTGCTTGATGCAAGTGCATCTGAAAAGCTTTATGTACATACTACTGAGCAGGTTGAAGTTGTTAATGGACACATTGTTCTTAGCAAAGTTCCTTCTGTTGCGAAGTCTGAATGTAAATTATATGTTATGGCTATGACCGGTGATGGTGCTATTGATTCTAGTAAGATGCCTATGCTTATTCCTTCTTCTGAAGTACATCAGGATATGGAATTAAGTGCAGCTCTTAATGCTTGGAAAGCTGCTTATGATGCTGATGCTCGTCATACCGAACTTGGCTTAACTGCCACTGTTCCAGCTATTGCTAATGGCGCAGTTGTTTATGTAGATTACTATGTAGAAGCTGCTAAGAGTGTAAAGCAGATTAATATTGAAGCTTCTAAGTTTGGTGGATCTTACTATCTTGAAGCATCTACCTTATTCCGTGATCAGGCTACTGGTGAAGATTATCCTGCAGAGTTCATTATTCCTAATTGTAAAGTTCAGTCTAACTTTACCTTTAGTTTGTCTCCAACTGGTGATCCTTCTACCTTCACCTTCACAATGGATGCATTCCCAGATTATACCAAGTTCGATAAGACCAAGAAAGTATTGGCTGCTATTCAGATTATTGAAGATCAGGCAACCTTTGGTCAGGCTTAATCTAAATAAAATAGACAATAGGGGAGATACGAATATGTATCTCCCCTATTTTTTTTATTTATGAGGAAAAGGTGATGACAAATGTTACATGTGCCCGGTCCAGATCTTAATCAATCACCTAGTAGTATGTTAAATCAAGTGCATCAAAGTCTTTATAATCACTATAAATAGCAAGCATTAAAAGGTGTTGCTGGTGGGGGCGGTAGTAAAGAAGATGCAGCTTTGTTACAAGAATTTTTAACAGCATGGAAATCTTATGCTAATAGAAGTAGTCGTACGCATAATACAAGTTAGTTATTTACTAATGAAATATTGGCATAGTTAGAATCAAAATTTCCACCAAGTTTGAAAAATTCTTTATTTAAATTTAATGCTTCGGGTGGTAAAAAATTTGAAACAGAATTAACTAAATTCATTTATGGTATATTAGAAGGTAACGGTTCAACAGGAATGAGTTTACAATAGTTTTTAGAAAAAGCAAATACCGGTTCTGTAAGAACTACTGCAGAAGGTTTAAATGGAGATTTTCTTGATAAAATGGGCTATGAATTTACTCAAGTGCTAGCTGAAGGAGTTAGTAATGAAGTTAGAATGTCTTATGAACGTGCTCAGGCAGATATTGGTAAATTAAGAAATTCTTTATCCTTAACTCCAATTCAAATAAAAACAGATATTAGTACTAAAGGAGTTAATGTATAGATGGCAATGAATGATGCGACATCTAGTCCATTAATGACAAAAATATATTCATTATTATCAAAAGCGACTATTACTGCTAAAAATTATGGTTCTGCAGATTATATTGCCCGAATTCGTGAAGCAAGAGGCATGATTGCAGACGCAGTACATTTAGGTGATACTAATACTTATAGAGCTGTTTTAAGTGTGTTACGTTCTGTTGGCTGGTCAGATGATGTGATCAATAGCGTTTATTATGCAACTTATTCAGCTCGAGACGAAACTGCTTTAACATATTTGGCGCATATTAGATTTATTTATGAATTAACAGGTCGTGGTCAAATAGTTAATGGTATTTTATCTGATGTTACAGATGCAGACTATTTAATTTGGAACGATCCTTCTAGTACGAGTACAATCACTGTAACAAGTACTGCTGCATTAATTGAACAGGTATTTGATGAAATGTTTGAAACAGACATGTCTTATGGAGTTCATATCCGATTTGTCAATTTAAAATAATTTTGGTATTATAAGAGAAAAAGGAGGACTTTAGTATGGCTAAAGTTAGTTTAATTAAAATTACTCCAATTAAATCTGGAGAAATTAAAGAAGTAGAAATTAATGGTGAAAAAGTTCAAGTACGGCAATATCTTCCAACTGCGGAAAAAATTGCTTTGACTGAACGAGTATTGGCTGGTGCTTTTGATGAAAGTAATAGATATAGTATGTTTAGACTTAATATTTTGATGGAAATTGAAATTATTAAAACTTATACTAATTTTAATATTACTGAAAAACAAATGGAAAATATTCTTAATTTATACGATTTATTAGTATTAAATAATATTATTAAACAAGTAAATGAAAATATTCCAGATGAAGAACTTATTGAATTAAGAAATAAAATTTATGATGAAGCAGATAATCTTGAACATTATCTTAATTCTTTGATGGGCGTTATGAAAACAATTACTTAGGATTATGAAAATACTAAATTAGATGTCGATGAAACTATGGCGAAATTAGATAATCCTAATGCTTTAAAAACAGTTAAAGAAATTCTTGATAAGATTGGTTAATACCAATCTTTTTTTATTTGTGAAAAAGGAGTGTGAGTAAATTGGCAGGGAATAGGGTCCAAGTTACGTTGGGATTTAATGCTGATACTACTCAGGCCCAACAAGCATTATAGAAATTAAATGCACAATTAACAAATATTTAGAATTTATCATTAGGTAATATGGGAATTAATGCAGAATTAACTTAGGCTGCTAGTGCGGCAAAAACGTTACAAACTGCATTATAGGCTGCATTTAATGCTAATACTGGTCAAATAAATATGACTCAATTTTCATAGCAATTAAAATTAGCTGGAACAAATGTTGCTACTTTAGGTGCGAGTTTACGTAATGCTGGAACTCAAGGTCAAGCAGCATTTGCGCAATTAAGTAAATCAGTGTCATTAATGGACGTTCCAATTAAATAGGCAAATAAAACTTTAACGACTATGATGACTACGTTAAAAAACACTGCTAAATGGGAAATGGCTTCTGGCGCAGTACATGGTATTGAAAAAGCATTTAGTAATGCTTTAAATTATGTAACCGATTTGAATGAAGCATTAACAGATATTCGTGTAGTATCTGGACAAACTGTAGAGCAAATGACAAAATTTACCACTTAGGCAAATTTAGCCGCAAAAGCTTTAGGCACGACAACTAAAGAATATGCAAAAGCAGCATTAACATATTATCAACAAGGTGATAGTTCAGAATTAGCTGCTAAAAAAGCAGAAATTACTTTAAAAGCTACTAATGTTGCATTTAAAGCAACTGCTTCTGAAATGTCTGATATGTTAACATCTACTTGGAATGGTTTCCAAGCCGGTGCAGATGAACTAGAACATATGGTTGATGTTATGGCAAATTTAGGTTCTCATACAGCTTCTTCCGTTGAAGAAATTGCAACAGCATTACAAAAAGTTGCTGCAACGGCTAATACTGTTGGTGTAAGTATGGAACAAGTATCGGCAATGATTGCTACTGTGTCTAGTACGACTAGACAAGCAGCTTCAACTGTTGGTACTGCAATGAATACGATTTTAAGTAGATTTTCTAGTTTAAAACTTGGTGAAACATTAGAAGATGGGCTGGATCTTACAAAATATAGTAAAGCATTAAAAACAGTTGGCGTAGATATTCTTGATACTTCAGGAAATTTACGTGATATGGGAATCGTTATTGACGAATTAATGGAAAAATGGGATAATTTAAGCAAAGGTCAAAAAACAGCATTAGCAAATACTGTCGGTGGTGTTCGTCAACAAACCAATGTTATGGCTTTATTCGAAAATCAAGATAGATATAAATAGAATTTAGGTTATGCAGAAAATTCTGAAGGCGCTTTAGACGCAATGCAAGATACTTATATGGAAGGTATTGAAGCAGCTAAAAAACGTTTACAAGCAAGTAAAGAAGAGTTATGGGGTACTTTAATTAATGAAAAAGACATTCTTTCTGCAACTAAAGCTATGACTGGATTAGTAGAAGGAATTACCAATGTAGTGGATTCTTTAGGTGGTCTAAAAGGAATTACTACTTCTATTGGCGCAATTTTTCTTAATGTATTTTCTAAACAAATTGGTGCTTCTTTAACAAATACTATTAATAAGTTTTAGACCTTTAAAGCTTCATTTGAAGGAATGACAAAAGGACAAGCATTTTTATCATTCTTTAAAGAATCTACAAATCAAAGAATGTATAATAATATGAATTAGCAATTTTAGCAAGAAACTGCAAAAGCAATTGCGGGTACAAATGATCCGGCAATGTTAGAGCAATATTCTGCTATTGAATTATTGTTATAGAAAAAATAGGAATTAGCAAACGTTTCAAGCTAGATGAGTACACAAGATTTAGCTGCTGCATAGTCTCAATTAAATATGTTGCAATTATAGGCTGATTAGATTACTCAAATTGGTCAAGAGTATAAAACAGCGGAATCTAATGTACAAAGTTTAACAAATTCTATTAAAGATTCAACTGAAGCTATGAGTCAAGCCCGTACTGCAAGTGATAGAGCCACTGCAAAA